ATAGACATTTTGTCTAACGGATTTAAGGCACGATCAACGAATACGGCGGTTAATGCGTCGGGTGCTACTTACATATACATAGCCTTCGCAGAACACAGTTTCGGCGGTGACGGCGTAGCACCAGCTACAGCAAGATAGGAAATAAATTATGTGGAAATACGGCAGTAAAACCATCCGCGAGCACAAATCGTGGGTTGACGATAACGGGATCACGCACCCGCGCAACTGGCACATCTGGTCGCCCAGTGACAAGGCTGCTGCTGGGTTAACGGAAGTTATTCCTGACAGTCCTCCCGACAGCCGACTGTACAACTGGTCGATGGACGGCGACGGGAAAATTACTAGTACAGCCAAGGCACTGGCGGACGCGGGTTCCGGCGATGATCTGGTCAAGGGCGTTAAAAGCAGTCTGAAAGACGAGGTGAAATCTCAACAGGGATCGCTGCTGGCACAGACCGATTGGGCCGTGGTTCGTAAATCCGAAAAAACCACTGCAATCCCCAGTGCCATCTCAACGTGGCGTGATGCAATCAGGGCCAAGGCAACGGCGATGGAAAGCGCGATTGATGGCGCGGCTGATACCGCTGCCGTAGCTGCGCTGTTCCTAGCGTGGGATGCGGACGGCAACAAAAGCGGAATTCTCTATGATTGGCCGGAGTTACAAAAATGAGCCAAGCAATTATGATGAGTTACGGCGAGATTATGATCTTAGGCGTCGTGATGATCACGCTGCTATTTGCGGCGTTTAGAAAAAAATAAATCATGGACGGCGCGATAGACCTTCGCCTGATCCTCACGATTGGCGGGATCCTGTTCAGCGTGGCCGGGGCTGCTGCTGTCGGCAAGATGCAGATCAAGGTCATCCTCGAAAACCTGGCAGATATGGAAAAAAGGCTGCGCGATATGGACAAGCGTGTCGATACGCTGGAGGCGCAGGGCGGCACGCAAAAGCAACGCATCGATATCCTAGCGCAGATGTCATCCCCCGAAAATCTACGTCGCGAACATATGCAAATGTCAGAGCTGCTCACTTCTGTGGAGCGATTGAAAACTGATTGCGACCGGCTTTATAAAATGCACAACGGCAAACACCCACCTGTTTCAGATATAAGGACAGCCAAATGATTGGTATCATTAGTTCACTGCTGGGGCCGGTGATCGGCGGCGTAAAGGATTACGTTGCCGGGAACCAAGAAATCAAAAAAGCGGAGCAGTCCAATCGCGCACGTTTGTTGCAGGACAAGCAAAGCAACAATGCCGAATGGGAAATGGCCAACCTTACCGATAAGGATAAATGGCTGCGGCGCGGATCGTTCGCCATGTTTGCGGCGCCGTTTTTCTGGGCGCTTGTTGATCCTGTGGCAGTCGAGCAGTATTTCAACGTCGCCCTGTCCGCGATGCCGGAATGGTATATCCAAATGTTTGGCGCGATGGTCGGCGGCGTCTGGGGTATTAGCGCACTTAAAAATACAGCACCGGCACTGATCGGCGGTGTTATCAAAGCGGTTAAAAAATGACTTTCCTCGATCAACTGACCGAGATCCTGCATCGCGAGGAAGGCGAAGTGCTCGAGCTATACAACGACACGAAAGGATTGAAGACTGCTGGCTGCGGCCACCTGTTGATTGAGGCGGATGGCGATCTGTTCGATGCGCCGCTCGGTACACCTATCAGCCAGGAGCAATGCGACGCCTGGTTTAAGCAAGACGTTCAGACCTGTATCAATGATGCGCGATGGCTACACCCTGACCTCGATGATCACCCCCAGGCGGTCGGCGTCGTGATCAGCGCGATGGCCTATCAATTGGGTCTGCCATCTTTGAGCCGTTTCAAATTATTCCACCAGGCTATCCAGGACCGGGCATACGACCTGGCGGCGGATGAAATGATCGACAGCAAATGGGCTCGCATCGATACCCCTGCCCGAGCGAAGCGCATGAGCTGGATGATCCGAGCGCTTGCGGCCTGAGTCACACATTTCTGGCGACCTGGCCGAGACAATGGCAGCGGCGCATTATATTCGGCTGGGTTATTTCACGTTCACGCCATTGTCGAGCTCGAGCCCCATTGATTTGGTGATCGTCAACGCCGACGGGACGCGGTTGATCCAGGTCAAAAAGAACTCCGAGCGGATCAATCCAGGCCGACGCCATTCAACGCGGATCAACCGAAAGCGGACGGCCTTACAAAAATCGCTCGGCGTGCAGATGGTGTATGTCGATATAGCTACCGGCAAGGTCGCAGAGACTGACCATGATTATCTATCACGAGGAAAAGCCGATACCGTCTAGTTCTCCCGTGACGACGATGCCGCGCTCGCGACCAGGCACCCGCTCAATCAGATCGTTTGCCTCGAGCCGCCGCAACCTGGTGACAATTGTCTGCAACGAAATCGGCTTGATGCCCATTTTCTCCGTCATCTCGATCAGCGTCGGCGCGAAGTGTTTAGCCTGGATCTCGGAGCGGATAAAATTGAACAGCTCGATGTCCTTCGGGAAAAGCGGTTCAGTCATTTATTTTCACCTTAATTGATTTCGCCCTGGCGGCGGGTCGGTCGGCGACGGTGTAACCTGCCCTCGATTTGTTAAATCCCCAGGTCACAGTGCCGATCTGTTTGCCATCTTCCATAACCAGCCCGTCAGCCGCGTTGCCCATTGCGTTCATAATTGCCGTCGAAATCTCTGTTTTAAGTTTGTTGATCGCGGCGCCCGCCCGCATGGCATCGTCGTATTCCATCGCGAGCTGCGACAGCTCATGGCTGAGCGTGACGGGAGGATCTCCCTGGTCAACATTGCGCCAGGTATTCGCCGCATCGTTCGGCGTCAACGCAGGATACCAATCTCGGTCGCCATGATTTTTATAACCATCAACCCGCGCCTGGAAATCGAGCACATCAGCCGCGATCTTTGCCTGGCGTGACGGGTCTGCCGGCAGCAGATAGATGCGCAATTCAGTGCCTTTGTACAGCGTCCCGATTGCCGCCCATTTATAGCCGCAACACATCATGCAACCTTCGACCTGGATCGGGCCGCGATACAACGCTGGCTCAGTGCTTGGCGGCGCGCCTGTCAGTTTACTCTCCAGGATGCCAGGCCCATCGAGCACGATCTCGTCGGCGCCGATGACATAGATCCCGCGAGCCGGGTCGGTCGTGAACACTTCGCCGGTCCCCTGCCCTATACCGTCCAGGCTGACCGCCAGGGGCAAGGTAGGGTGCTGGATAGCTTCGAGCACATCGATCTGGACATCGACGCCCAGGCGCTTCGCAGTCTCCGCGAGGATCATGTTCTCGGTCTTGTTGCCCCAATCCGCCGCCTCGATATAATTCCAATCTCCATCGGGTCTTTTGCCACCGTTGTCGATGGCCGCGAACGCTTTGATCAGGCAATCATTCGGCGTCTGATATGGGTTGATCCCGAGCAATGACGGCAGCATCGATCCGCTCGCCTGGGCATCGGGCGTGAGCTTGCCCTGTGCAACGCCGGTCATAGCGGCAGACCTTCAAGCGCGACCCAGGTAAACAGCATCACGCCGATGCCAACGATCATCACAGCCGCCTCGGCTGCACGGGTTATCCAGTAACGCATATCACAATCTCCTCGCGGAAATCGCTAACAGGATTCGCTGTCTCACCTCGGCCTAAGTCCTTGATTTCGGCCATTTGCGAAGGCTTGGTCCGGGCCTCCACAACCTGTTAGCAATTCCCTATTTCTGGGGGTTTTTCGTTAGGTGAGACAGTTTTTCATCCGACGGTGAGACAGTTACGTTTTGCATACGTTCTAGCCCGCTCGTCGCAAGATCTTTTTTACTCGCTTGTTCGGTGTATCGGTCGGCCAGCTTTGATGTGCTCCAGCCAAAAGTCGCTTTGAGCTCGGCACTTGTTGCGCCCTTTTCCGCCAGGTGAGTCGCCAGTGCTTTGCGTACACCGTGGGCGGTACACTCGTGCGGCAACCCAGCCATGCGGGCGCGTTTACTAAACCAATGGCTGAGCGATTTCTGGCTAAATGCGGCGCCGGTTCTGGTGGCAACATAATTATCAAGACTAATGATATTCGCCTTGCGCGCCGCGTCGATTGCCTGGCTAAGCTCCGGCAGGATGGGCAGATTCATATCAACGCCGCGACGTTCCTTGCCGACACGTTTCTCTGTCGTCCAAACCATCCGACCACCTGTTTCGTGGCGCGGCCCTAGCTTTTGCGCGTCGGAAATCCGAACACCCAGGTAAAGCATCAAGCTCATACAAATGTGCGGCGCGGTGCCAGGTGGCCAGTAGTCAAAGAATTGCGCTACCTGCTCAGCGGTCCATGTCCAGTGGCCGAGGTAACTGGTGCCATCTGTCGAAGCGTGGGTGTGCGCCCGTAGTGCTGGATTGTCGCCAGCCTTCTCTACCCCCACAAACGGATCGGCGTCGGTTAATCCCGTTATCGAAGCATGTCTGAAAACTTGGGCTAAAAATTTTCTGCGGTGTT